GTCGAAAGGAATGTTTTGCCGAACCGCCTTCCAGCAACGCAAACCCTGAAGCGGCTTTCGTTTAAAAATATTTCACTCTGAGGTAGCGTTAATTGCATTTCGGTCTACTATGATATTGATAGGCGGTATCTCTTTAGCTTCAGGCTCTTGTTCTTTCCATCCAGCCTGAGTCTTTAAGTAGAATATGTTAGCGGCCACGTTGCCCGCTTTAGCAAGCTGTACCAAATTCAGTCCCATCTTGGCGCACTGAGTTACCCTTCCTTTTTTATAAGCGTCAGAAACTTCGGGTTGCCTTGCCTCGATAGCTCTTAAAGTAGTTTCAGATATGCCAAAATAGTCTGCTATTTGCGCTTTAGTTAATACTGCCGCTAACGCTTCTAGCTGAATAATTTGATCGGTTCTTAAAACAACTTCAGGTCGGCCACCGCCATCCCCCTGATTCCCTTTCTTCATGATTTAAAAGCCTTTATCGCGTAAAAGATTAAACTGTTCCTATAACCGCCGTCATGCGTAGGGATAATAGGAGTAACCGCGTGCATATTCCTCCAAGCAGGGTAAAAAAGAAGGCTACCGCTAGGCATCTCAAAGCAAGCGTCATAGTCTGGAACATATAGTGATCCCCCGTTGCTATTGTGCCTTACGGTATAAATTGCGTTTAACGTCTCCTTAATGTTTGAGATGTCTTGGTGGAAAGGGGCAGATATGTTGTAGTTACTGATACTGCTAGTAAACAGATTTCCAAACCGCCACTCATCATCTACGCCCTCTAGCGCCTTCTTATGCGCTTCATACTGTTCTGGTAGAACGCCAGCCATAGCCTCTTCAATCTCGTTAGACGCTAAAAGCATGGCCTTAATGAACGTCTGCGCGGACTCTACAGCGTGAACGGCGCTTCTGTTGTGATAATCCCTTCTCATTAGTTTTCTTGCAGGTACGTTGCCTATAATGGTGCTGTATTGTACTGTCCCTGCATCGCAAGCTTCTTTATGAGTAAGGCCATGCTTCCATTTATTTTGCATAACGTCTGAACGCTTCAGGGGGGTTTTCGGGACTCTTTTTGATAGGAACTCTGCGTTAGCTACAGCCATATATTTAGCAAGCTTAGGGAACAGCTCAGAAGCATCTGAGAAATAAGCGCCAATCACCTCATCACCCTCTTTTAGATAACAAGACTCTGTTATTGTAGGCTCAATATATTCGCAATCTACGCCTTTTTTCCTACTATGTTCTATTTTTATTAATTCGATAGTTTGCATATCATGCCTTTTATTACATTTAGCGCTTCTTGACTGTCTTTTACTTCTAAGTCGGCCTGTATGTTTCCCACTCTAGTTTGTATTGCCTTTAAGTGGCGCTCGCTTTGCGATGATTGCCTTTGCTCTCTGCCTTTAGCGCCGTCATCAACAATTTTAATGATATACGGCTTGCAGGTTTCTATGAAGGTTTTATTTGTGAACCTATCTCCTTCGCAGATTCCAATCATTTTGTGTTTCTCCCTTACTTTCTCCCAGTTCTCGCAATCGCGCATAACAGCCATAGAGAGTTTGTCGCTACCTTCAAAAACACTACCGTCATAAACGCCTAAAACCGATATGCGCTTATCTGTAACGAACTTTATCATTCCCACTTTAGCGGGGGTTTTTAGCTTGTTAGACTGTATTATCTGTTTCATAACCCAAGTCTTTCCAGCACCGCACGCGCCTATCAGCAAAATATTCATGCCTTAGAGAACCTGTTGCTAAAGCAATCCCAGTCAATATCCATCATTATCACCTCTCCGTAGTTTCTATAGTGGTTTTGCTTTTCTGGTTTTAACCCGCAGTCTTCGGGGTTGTCTTCTATCCTCAAGTATGAAGGCAAGCACGCTTTCCTGCATTCCCAGAATATCGTTAATTTTTGATTCCAGTCTTTCTCAGCTTTAACTATCCTATCTCTAAACATATCATTGTATACGTTCGGGTATCTTCTGTTTGGCCTGTGCCACCCCTTATAGCAACACAGCGTAGTTTCAAGCGTAAAATACGAAACGTCTTTATGGTCTATGCGCGCTTTAGCTTCTTCAAGAAGAGACTTCGCCTCATGCTTCAGCCACGATAACGTATTAGGCTGATATTTAAAGTTCTGCTTCTTCCAGTCTAAATCATCTCTACCTAGTACTTTACACAACCCGTTCCGGTGCGATTTGCTACCAGATATATCGTCAATAAACAGACTGTTACAGTCAAGGTTTACACCCGCTATACGAAGGTACTCAAGGTACGAGAACGTAGATAGGCGGCCAAACGTATAAAACCCGCTTTTAACTGCATCCCATACCCTTTCAAAGTTCGCGTACTTGTCGCCAGTGTTAGCCAGAGAATCGAAAAACTCTACCTGACTAGAGCCTTTCAATAACCCTCTGTAGTTTTCAACGCAATCTTCAAAGACGTTTTTATGGTATCTCCTGTCAGTGTCCCACCCGATGCGCTTATAATTGCCCCTGAACCATTTTCTAAGCTCAGCCATATCAAGGTCTTGCAGAGAAGGGAACTGCTTAAAGATCATGTATGTTGTAATTACGTTTTGAGAACAGCCGTTTATATAAGCAAACCAAAGTTTCTGCTCTTGAGTCATTTTTAGGCGATCAAATATATATTCAAATGCATAATATACACCCCCCGCATGGGCGTTATACTTCAAATGAAACTCATAGAACCTTAAAAAAACCTCTCTACGGTACTCTGGAAGCCTAAAATCCATGCCAGAAGTTAGCTCTTTCACCTCTTTTTTATGGTGAATTTCGCAGTATCTACCCACTCTTTGATCGTCAAATATTGTTGTAGCGGGAGACCTTTCAGCTATTTTCATAGTTTGTCTTGTTTCGCCTTTTCTGCTTTCAAATGAGATAAAAACATATAACCTAAATATGCGCCTTGCTTCCTGAACCAATCTGCAAGTGCTCTCGCGTCATCGTAATGCTCTGGATCAAACTCTATCATAATCGCTTTTTTCACAGAGTTAGACATATCTTGTACTTCCTGAGTAACGCTACCGCCCAATGTAGGTTCATCGTCTAAAACAGAATAATCAATCTCTTCTTCAAAATTAGGCAGTACGTCCCAGCCTAAAATCTCTAGGTCGAAGTCTTCATCGCCTAAAAATTCAAGCTCTGCTTTCAGTAGGTCATCATTCCATCCTGCATTCATAGCGATCTTATTGTCGGCGATAACATAAGACTTTTTCTGAACCTCAGTAAGCCCCTCTAACGTAATGGTCGGAACCTCATCCATCTCCAAGGATTTAGCGGCGAGCAATCTTCCGTGACCTGCTATAAGACCTTGATCTTGATCTATCAAGATTGGGTTAGTAAAGCCGTATTCTACAACGCTAGACGCTATTTGATTTATCTGAGCCTCGCTATGCGTTCTTGAGTTGCTTATATAAGGAATCAATTCATCTGTTTTCTTGTATGTGACTTTAAGCATTATGTTTCTGTCCCGAAAGTGATAGTTGGTTTGTCAAGCTGAGCTTTATGCTGTCGAATAGCGTCTTCGTACATGTCGTCAAGCTTCCCTGTAATGCTATCGACCCACGCACGCAAAGCTTGCCTAGTTTGCTCTGCTGGAGCTTCTTCGACAACGAAAGATGTGATTATTTGGTTTAGTTCGTTTCTGTCATCATCCCACTTCCATTCGTAGGATTCAGCGACCAAGTTGCATATGTTGATTTTTTCCATAGCAAACCCCTAACATGAATAGTTAAGGGTATTGTATATGGTTTTTAACGGAAATGTAAACTAAGAAAGGTCGTCTACTGCTACTGCGGTAAGGGATACAAGCATAAAAGCTATCATGTAAATTATCATTGGTG